TGCGCGTGGCCGTGCCCGTGATCGTCGCGGCCTTGGTGCCCGCCACACGTCCATAGGCATCGCGCGTGATCGCCAGCAACGTTCCTGCGCCCGAATCGGCGACGGTGGCAAGATCGAACGTCGATACGCCATTGGCACCGACGGTCTGCGTCATGCGCGAAGTGGACGCAATGGCCAGCGCCGAGGCGACCGTGTTCCAGCCCTTGGTTCCAGCGGGACCGGTGCCGTAATACAGCGTGTTCCCCGGTGCAGCGCTATCGTTCGTCAGTTGCAGTGCGTTGCCAAAGACCGAAACCGAATTGGCGACCGTCAATCCAAGTTGCGCAAAACCGTTTTGCAGCAAGCCTTGCGAGATAATGGGTGCCTGCACCTGCAATACCGGATATTGCTGCGCAGGCAGCGCATCGATTTCGGCTTGAATCGCGGCCAATTCCGCCTGCAATGCCGCAATGTCTGCTTGGCTCGCGCTGTTGACATCGAGTTCTGCCAGCGATTGGAAGAACCGGTAGAACTGCGGCGTCGTGAGCCCGCGCCCGTCACTCAGCGTGGCACTGGCCGCGGGAAGGATGCGGTTCGAGGCCATCAGCTTGCCGTCGTGCCGAATGCAATCCAGTTGAACGGAAGCGACGCGATGATGTTGCCGTTGGTTCCGTCACTCGAATTCGTGTCGAATGCAATGGTGAATCCGGTGGTGCTCACGTTGCTGATTGCAAGCGCGGCCAGGTAACCGGCGCTCGCGAACGTGGTGCCGGACACCGAAGCCATGACCACGGGCGTCGTGGCAAATGGCACGGGGAACGTGACGGTGGTGCTGGTGGTGTGTCCGCCGCTCGCCGGTGCGCTCCCCGCGCCCATCTGGTAATGCGCAAGCGCGCCACTGCCGCCGCTCCACTTCACGTCCGTTGCGGTGACCGTGACGCTGGCATTCGTGCCGGGGGCGCCGGGCGTGCCGTTGGTCGGCGCCGGAATCCAGAACAGGTTGCTGCCGTCGGTGGACAGAACCTTGCCGGTCGCCCCGGTGGGATTCGGCACCTGCAGCACCGGCGTCCACAGCGGGTTCACGCCGTCGTTCGAGAGGAACTTTCCAGACTGCAGGGCGGGCAGCGAGAACGTCGTGCCACCCGGCTGCTGCACGTCGTCGCGGGTCCAGATGGTGGCGCCGGTGGCGTCCAGCAGTACCACGCGGTAATTGCCGTTCATCCAGATATCGGCGGTGGGCCTGCCGGTCGAATCAAGCTCAAGCGGGTTCGGGTTGGCCTGCGTCAGCGTCTCGTCGGTGAACGTGTTGAGCGGCGTCGTGGTGCCCGATTCGTAGAACGCAAGCTGGCCGCCGGACATGACTTGGCCGGAAGCATCGAGGTACTGCGGAAGCTGATTGATGAACCGGAAGCCCATTGCCGCATTGTTTGTGGAACACGCGCCCTACTCTGCGGAAATGGGCTAGAATCGGCTCCATGACCTACCTCACGCCGATTGCCATCGCGGCCAGCGGAGTCATCGGCATCCTGTGCAAGCGGTACATCATGCGGCCTGCCCGGATGTGGGCACTGGCGCACCCAAACACGCTGCGCGCTCGTATCCTGCTTGCCAGCACCGACGGGCGTTACAAGGGCGAATCAGCGGCCGCCAATGTCATACGCGATAGCGGGGGCGACGTACGTTAGCGCCTGCGATCCGCGCGCCAAGGCGCCGAGTGCGTTCTGGCCGAGATAGGGAAGCTGCCGCGCCACCATCGGACTGTTGAGCGCACGCCCAAGCGTCATGCCCGCGCCCACTGCCGGCAGCACGGTATGCGGAGCCGCGAATCCGCCGACCCCCAAGCCGCCATAGACCAGGTTGCGCGCGGCGGTTCCGGAGTCCGGGATCGGGTCTTTCAACACAGTTTGTCCGAGTTTTCCGAGGTCGCGCATCGCCGGTGTTGATCCGTACTTCCCGTTCACCAAGCTCCACAGGTTGGCCGGCGCAACATCGCCACCAGCGCCCGCAGCCCGTTTGTTGATTGCGCCTTTCAGGATTTGCAGGCTGTTGTATTGTCCGTTCAGTTTCTTGAGCGCCGCAGCATCATTGCCGGCGAATGAATCGTCCGCGGCTTGCTGCATGATCTTGCGAACCTGCCCAACCATGTGCGCTGCGGGTTGGTTGCTGCCCTCAACGTTCTGCACGCCTGCGCGGACGTTCTGGTAAAGACGCCCCGGAATCGTGCCGCCATTCGCCTGTGCGGCATCGAAATACTTCGTGATCTGGTTTTTGACGATTTGCGCCTGATCGGGCGGCAAATCCTTGTCGGCTTGTTGCCACAGCGCGCCGAGCTTGCTGACCGACTGCGGACCAAACTTCACATTGTTGCGAGCGAACAGATCGTCGTACCCATTGCTGATCTGTTGCGCGGCCTTCCCTAGCACGTCATCGGAGAGCGATGTCGAATCCTGCCCGATCTGGTTCGACAGCGCGCGATTGAACGCGCCCTGCTGCGCCTGCTGCGCGGCGCGGTTGCCAGCGAATGGCAGATACTTGGCCGCGGACGCGATCGTCTGTAGCGGCTTGGAATCGGTGACTTGCGACAAGTGCAACGGAATGCCGTACTTGTCGGCCAAGTCGATCCCGGCTTGCTTTGCAGCCGATACGTTCGGCGCGGCTTTCATCCCGAGATACTTGAGCACCGGCGAAATACCTTGTGCCGCCGCGCCCGCACCCGCGCCGAGGGCGGCGTTGGCGATCCGCGAGCCACCCTCCTGCACCGGCTGCGCACCTGCGAAAGCACCGCCTTTGAGCGCGGCCTCAACGTAGGGCGTTGCCCTGCCTGCGAATTCTGCGGCTTTCCCGACGCCTGATACACCCTTGAGCGCGTCGCCCACGGGGAGGGCCATTTGAAGACCCTGCCCCACAAGATCCCCGAACTTGCCCGCTCCGGTATCCATCAACGCCTTGTCTTGCGCGCCAGCCTGTGCGATGTCCTGGGGCGACTCAACCCCCACAAGTTGACCGATGCCGCGTGCAGTGTCGTACACGCTTTTCCCTGCGGCGGAAGCGAAGTTACTTACCGCTGCCGGTACAGGAACATGAAACTGCAATGCAGGAACGCCCGGTACGCCAATGGCGAGATCGTCACTCCCTGCCACGTTCTGCGCCTGTAGCTGCTGGAACCGCTGCGCGCGGGCTTCCGGCGTGCTGGCGGCTTGCGCGTCGGCACGAATGCGCGCCGTGATGCCGTCGCGAACGGATTGCGGCAATGCCGCCATGGACGCGGCGCGCTGGGCCGGTGGCAGCGAGGCTTGGTGCTGCATCGCCGCCGTGATCACGTCGTCGTCGGGTGTCTGCGGCGCAATCTGGAACCCGGCAGGCGGCGCGGACGTCTGTCCTTCCAGTTGAAACCCCGGCGGCGGCGGCGGTGGAATGCCTTGGTCAGCCATCACGAACTCCTTAACAGGTGTGACTCGCCGCTGTCGTCGTACGGCTTGTGGTCGAGGTCGGCGGGTTCAGGCTCACCCGATTGCCGCGCCGCGCTCACGAAGCCGTGCAGGGCACGCTGGTATTCGAGCGGATCAACGCCGTAGCGGCTGCGGATGTGGTGATTTTCCATCGCGGTCGCGACCTGGTGCGCGTCGGCGTAGTGCATGCCCATGTGGTGCATCAGCGGGAACTCGGTGCGCTCGTGGAACGCAATTGCGGCATGGGCATCGATCGGTTTGCCGCCCACGTGCACGAATCGCGGGATGCGCTTGTCGATGTACACCTTCGATCCGTCGCGCGCCACGCCACCCGCATAGGGAATCGAGTGCGTGGCATCCACCGGCGTATCCGGCGACAAAGGCGACGGCAGCGAGACCGGCGACTGTCTCATTGCAGCGGCACCCATGCCGAACCGTTCCACTGCACGCGCTGGCCGGTTTGGGGATTGGTCGCAACGGGGCCTTGTGCGGACTCCGCGCCCGTGTGCGCGCCTTCGCCCGGCGCGGTCGTCTCCTTGCCAACAGGCTCACCGCCAAGGCTCTGGAATATCGCGCGCGTGGAAGGCGTCAGGAACTGGAACGCGTCGTGCGTGTTTCCCATGCCCTGCATGTACTGATCACGCAACGCCGCGAGCTTGCCGTGGATCAGGTTCGCGATATGCGCAAAGGCATCGTTGAACTGTTGAGGCGAGGACGACGACGACAGGTTCTTCGTCCATTCCTGGATGTCGCCTTCGCTGCCGCCCGTCCCGCGCCACACGCGTTCCAATTCCTGCACGACGGGCAGACGATCACGCTCGAAATTGGTGAGCTGGGGCGCGCCAGTCTTGCTCTCGATGGCGTTCGCGAGCGTGTTGTACGGGGTGAAGGAACGATTGTTGAGAGCGTTGGCATCGGCCTGCAACTGCGCCAGGTGCTGCGCGACCGTGTTGAGGGCGTTCACCTGCCCGGCTTCCTTGCCCGCCGTGAAATTCTTTCGCGTCTGGTTGCGGCTGTTGTAGTTGACCGCATCGAACGATGGATCGTACTGGCCAACGGCCTGCAACAGCCCTTGCCAGTAGGGCGTTTTGAGCGCGAACGATGACGGAAACTGCATGCGACCCTGATCCAGCGCCAGAACCTGACGCTGCATGGCCGGATCAAGCGATTGCAGGTACGCGTCGCCGGTCTTGGTCGGGTCGCCGAACGCCTGCGCCGGGCCGTCGGCGCCGGCCGCCTTGCTCACCACATGGATGGCGCCATTGGCGCTCATCTGCGCCACGGTGCCTTTGGGAAGCCCTGCCGCGGCTACCTGTTCCGGCGTCATGGTCGTGACGGCATTGCCCGCCCCCGTCCCGATCCCCAGCACCGGCGCAGCGCCACCCGTCGCCTGCGACACACGACCCGGTCCTGCGTTGTACGCCGCGATCGCCTTGTTCGCGTCGCCGCCGAACTGCTGATAAAGCTGAGCGAGGTATTTGGCCGCGCCTGCACGGGCTTGCGCCGGATCGTTGGGGTTGGTGACGCCCACGCTTGCTGCGGTGGCCGGCATCAACTGATACGCACCCTCCGCACCCTTCGGCGAGAGCGCGTTCGGATTGCCGCCCGATTCCACGCGCTGCACCGCATCCAGCAACTGCGGCGTGGGCTGACCGTTTGCATCGAACGGCTGGGTGCCTCCCAGCGCTGCCATGACCTTCGGAACATACGCCTGTGTCTCGGCAGGCAAGCCGGACGGCGCGCCCTGTGCGCCACCCTGTGCGGCCGCAAGCGGCTTGTACGTTCCAGTTGACGGATCGAACACCACCGCTGCCTTGCCCGTACCGTAGGGCACTTCGGCGAGCGTGTATTTCTTCTGCGACGCGCCTGCCATGTCCAGCAACTGCTTCGAGTTGGCGATCTGCGCCAGCATCATCTTGGCGCCCACGTCCGGGCCGACGTTCTGGTACACAGACGTGTCCTTTCCGCTTTGCTGCATGCGTTGCAGGATGCCGCTCCACGCCTGCTGCTTCTGCGGGCCGTCCGGCATCTGCGAGATAGCCATGGCCATCCCGGCCGCCTGTTGCATGGCCAGCGCAGCGTGCTGCTGCTGGGTCTGATCCATCTTTTCGAACATCTGCTGCTGCGCCGCGGCTTCGCGCGGATCGAGCTTGGCCATGTTCGCCAGCAACGTGTTACGCTGATCCGGCGCCGTGGTATACGCCTGCGAGGCCAACGCATTGACCTGCTGCTGGTTGTCCGCTTGCTGCTGAGCTTGGTCGAGGTTGAACTGTTGCGCCTGCAACGCCTGATTGCGCTGATCCTGCTGCTGGCCGTACATCATGCCCTGCAACACCGGGTTCATGCCCTGATCGACAGGCGCCTGGAAGTCGGTAGGCCGGTCGTAGCTGCCCCGCATATAGCTTCCAAGGTTCATTGCCCACCCCACCCGTAGGACGGTTGCACCGGCGCAAGCGGCGTCTGGTTGCTCACCAGGTCATTGACGCCTGCCAATTGGTTGCCACCCATGAATGTGCCTCCGGCAAGCTGCTGCTGCCCCACATCTATCGACGGGTTCATCGTGTAGGGCTGCGCGCCCCACTGCTGCACGCCGTAACCCACAAGCTGGCCGAGCTGGTTGATTTCCCCGTTGCTGATCGCGGCTTGGTTCATGTAATTGTTCGCCGCGGCGTTACCGGCATTCATCAGGTTCTGCCCGTTCATGCCCGCGTACTGCATGCCGAGTTGGCCGCCGAACTCGCCAGCCTGCTGGCCTTGCCCGCTGATCGACATCAGCCGGTTTTCGTAGTTGTTGAGGTTCTGCGTCGCCATGCCCTGCCCGTAGTTGGTCAAGTCCTGGCCGTAGCCGCCGGAGTACAGACGCCCGCGCGCCGCGGCGCTGGCGTCAAGGGATTTCTGACCCTGCTGCAACGCGAACTGGTAGTCGGGAGAATTCATGAAGGCCGAGTAATCGGGTTGTCCCGCTGGCGTTGCATGACCTGCCACATAGCCAGGCTGGCCCGGTTGCCCGACCGCTTGGGTATAGCCACCGATTCCGTTCAGTGCGCCCAACTGATTCAGCGCATTGCCGCCCACCGTCATCCACGGCATCAGATCGGTGCGCGATTGGTTATATATGTCCTTCAGCGTCGCATTGGATTGGTTCGCGGCATTGATCTGCGCGTTCGCGGCGTTCTGCGCGGCATCGCTGGAATTGTTGGCCGAAATCACGCTACCAACGACACCCACTGCCGCGCCTGCCACAGCTACCCAACTCATGATGTTTTCTCCAATTCTTGAACCCGCGAGTGCTGCAAGCGATTCAGTTCTTCGATTTGCGGCTCATACTCAATCACGCGCGCTTCAATCTCATCGATGTCGTGGGTGTCCTGCGGGTTCGGGTGGACATTGATCCACAGCGTGTCCGTATGCGTGTAGGCAGCGCGTTTCGTGCCTGCCGGGCAAACCACGGTGTACGGTGCCTTGACGCGCTTCATGCCGTCCGGTGTGAGCACGCTGATCTCGCCCATCGCACAGATTGAAACGTGCTCGGTCTTGTGCAGCTTGCCGGTCAGGAACGTGCCCGCCGGGATCCACAGTTGGCGCACGTACACGCCCTTTGCGAAAATGTGGTCGGTTTTCAATTCGACCGGTGGCAACTGCGCAATGGCACCCTCAAGCTCGCGCAGCTTCTCAAGCGTCGGCATTGCGGGATGCTGGGCTACTTCGTTCATGCCGTCATCCTCACGTTGGCTGCGATCAGGTCGCGCTTGACCGGCGACGACACGCTGACTTCCAGCACGCGGTCACGGAAGCGGCCCAGACGCATGAAGCGCACGCGCCCGCGCTGCTGCCACGTGTAGTACAGCATCCGCTTCTTGCCGAAGCTCCACGTCTTTCCGGCATCGTCCGAATAACGCAGCCACACGCACTCGTCGCCGTTCATGACCTGGTATCCGGTGTCCATGTACAGCTCCAGTTCCGCCATCGTCATGCGGTTCTGGTTCTGGTGGATGTAGGGGCTGCGGCGCATCGCGACCAGCGGCTCACCGTTTTCGGTGAAGTTGGTCCAGTCCAGAGTGTACACGTTGCCGTTGTACAGGTCGCCGCAGAGGTATTTGCCCTGCCATGGCACCATCGCTGCCACGCGCCAGTTGTCCGTCCCGTAGGATGCCCGCCTGTGCCACAGCTTCGTGGTGAGGTCGAAGCCGAACGTCTTGCCGTCCGGGAATGACAGGTAGTAGACCTTGTGTCCGCGATCCACCCAGGTAAACGCGAACGCCTGCGACAGGTCGCACTTGGCGATTTCCTGCTCCACCGCATACGTCGAGACGCGCAGCGGCATGTAGCCGACGGCCATGTACACGATGCCGTCCTGACCCAGCCACAGCACGGTGTTGTCGAGTTGCGCCGGCGTGTGCGTGCCCGCGCAGCCCGTCTCGATCAACGTGCCTTGCTGGGGCGCAAAGATCGCGTCGGTCTGCCCGGTGTCCACGAATATCTGGATCGTGCGCACGCCGAACGTCCACACTTCCTCGTGGTTCGTGATCTGGCTGACGATGGGGTCGGGCTGCGCTTCGGCCTCATACTCGTTCGTCGAGGTGTACTTGGTCGCGTCGCCGCTGTCCGAGTTGTACCAGTAGAGGCCGCCCGGCGGTACGTGCGTGATGTACGTATCGATGTAATTCGTGCACACCGACCCGCGCCAGTTGGGATCGCTGATCGGGGTCAGCACCTGCTTGCCGGTGTCGTACACGAAGCCATCCGCGCCTGCGGCGATGACAAGCTGGAAGCCGTTGGATTGCTGGTTGTGCGACATGGACACACGGCCCACGCCGGTGATCGTACCGAGCGCTGTGGTGGTGCCATTCGAGGCGATGGAATAAAGCTGCTGTCCAGCCACCGCGAACGCCTGGCCTTCCACGTCGTGCAGCCCGCGGATCGGGTTGACGCCACACGTTCCAAGCAGCGTCAGGCCCGGCACCCCGCGCAGGATGCCTTCGGAGCGCGCGCCGGACGCGTCGGCAATCTCCGGCACGTAGTTGACCGTATCCTGCAGGTTGAACGGCAGCGTCGTATCGCTCGCCGTACCGCCGAACAGGTTGAACGGCGCGTAGTGGTTCACCGCCCCCATGTGTCGGATACCGTGATGTACTTGCCCGAGCGGAAGCCGAGCGGCGCGTCATTGCGTTCCACCAGCGGCATCGCCACCATGCGATCACGTTTGGCTTCGTGCAAGGTTGAGGCCGCGAACGCGATGACGCCAGGATCGACCTGCACCGAGTATTCAGGCGCCAGCCGCACCGCCAGGTTGTAGGCGATGCACTCGTCGTAATCCGTGGGCGTCGGCAATGGATCGGAGGGGTTGTCCACCGGCTGCCACGCGAGCGCCAAGCCGCCTGTTTCCCACCGTTGCAACATGGCATTCATCGCCATGATCGCGGCGTTCGAATCCTCTGCCAGCGGGCTTTCGGTCGCGTCCAGTACGCCGAGCAACCGCAGCGAACGCTTGGTGATGTCGGCGACGGTCGTCACAACTCGCTCCGGGAAGATTGGAGACGGCCGCAATGGCGGCCGTCCCCGTACACTGCATCAGGCGGTGACGTTCAACAGGCCCATGTTGCCCAGCGCGGTGATGACCTGGGCGAGCGTGCCAGTGCCCAGGCTCACGGCCTGCTGGGCGACGGGCGTCGCGCCGTAGAAGCCTTCCAGTGCGCCGTCGGTGACACCATGGATGGTGCCGTCCTTGGTATCCAGCCCAGCGGATTGCACTTGGCTGTGGCGCTGCGCCACGTTCGGATTGGTGAAGTTGGTTTCGGCCATGTCGTTCTCCTTATGGCGTCAGGATGGTGGGATCGTTGACGATGCGCGTCGCGAGTTCCGGGCGGATCACCGCCGAACCCCACAGCACATCGACACGGGTCAGGAAGTTGTCGTTCGGGGTGTCGAAGTCGTTGATCACGCGAAGCGAAATCGACTCGTACACGCGGCGCGCGCTGTCTTTCTTCGGAGGCAACGGCAAGTCCGCCGACACGAACGTCGCGAAGTCCTTGGCGTACGCGAGGTTCAGGCCGTACGTCTTGGCTGCCGTGACGCCGGAGGGCAACGCGATCACCGCATTCGCCGCCGGCGACGCTGTGACGTTCTGCTGCGGCGATCCCGGCGGAATCAGCGCGGGCGAGATGTTGACCGTCAGGTTGCCCGTGCCATCCGCCGCACCCGCCGAGGTGACCACGAACTGTTTCAGGTAGCCAAGGTCCTGCTTGGTCTGCGCGTGCACCCCATTGACGCCCGCGAACGTGATCACGTCGCCGACGTTGAGCGGCGTGGAACTCGCCGTCCAGCCCTTGGTGACGATGGCCGAACCCGACTGATTCGCGGCATTGACTTCCGGCGCGCCGCCGAACGGGCCGACGGTCCACTGCGGGATGACGGTGGACATGCCCCAGTCGAAGCCGACCGCCTTGCCCATGTAGCCTTCGCGGTACTGCTTGGCGATGTCGGTCTGCGAGTTGAACAGGCCCGACAACGCCTTGACGATCTGCACGTTGCCGCTGGTGTTCAGCAGGATGCTGCGATCGCCGTACGCGAGCTGGTCGTCCAGCAGCTTGCCCGCCATAAGCGGATAGAACAGGTCGTTCAGCGCGCCCGTCGTTGACGGCCCGGTCATCGAGGGAATCGCGAGGCCGCACGAGGACAGCACGGCGGCCTCGATGCCGACGGCCAGGTCCGCGATGCGCTGGTTGAGGTAACGCTGGCTGAACTCGTCGATGTCCAGCGCGAGTTCCGCCGAACTGTAGGACAAGTCCACGCCCTGCTGCTGGGCGATGACGATCGGCGTCACCACGTCCACCAGCGGATCGGGCTGCATGATGCGGCCTGTACGCACGGTGCCGTGCTGCGGGACGCGGATTTTCAGGGTGTCGCCGATCTTGGCGCCGGTACGGGCGAAGGAATCGTCGTAGCTGCGGTTGATCGATGGAATGAAGGCGAGTTTTTCCGTCAGGATTTGCAGCGCCTTGTCTGCAATCATGCTGGTAGTGAGAAGGGTGTTGCCCATGGTGGTGTGCTCCGGAAAGGGTCAGCGCCTAAGCGCTTTTCTTCCGCCGCCACATGGCAATGCGTTCCGCCGTCGAGAGGCCGTCGTCATACACGTTTCGGCGAGCCGTCCCCGAAGGCGCAACCGTTGCCGGTGGCTGCGGTGCCTGGGTGACTTGTCTCGCTGGCGCTTCGGTTGAAACGGCAGGCCGTGCTGCAAACGTGCGCTCGATTCGGTCAAGGGCGATGCCTTGACGCAGGGGCGGCAGCGCTTCGATGGCTTTCGCCTCATCGAGGTGCTGGGCGAGGTAGTAGGCAACTTCCGGTCCCTTCTCGCTGCCGGTGATGAACTCCAGCATCGACGGCGAGTAGTTGATCGGTGCCGTGTAGGCCGTGTCGTAGTAGTCGGAATGCGTTTCGGCAAATGCCTTTTCGCGCTCCACGTGCGACGACCGTACCTTTGCGGCTTCCTGCTGCTTCGCTTGTTCCGCCACCTGCCGTTCATGCGCAGTGATGCGCTGATCGGCTTTCCATTCGGCCAACGTTTCCAAGTACTTTTCCGGATCGTTGCCGCATGATTCGAGTGTAGGTTTGCCGTCCGGTTGCACTTGCGCCGCAGCCTGTTGCGGCTGCTGTGCCTGCGCTTGCGGGCGTTGCTGCGCCTGCTGCTTCCAGTATTCGGCTTCGGCGGCGCGCTGTTGCTCGCGTGCCTGCGCCTCGTACTTTTCGCGCGTCAGCTTGTCCAGCCTCTTCTGCACGCCACGCGGGGTATTTGCCTTCCCCGCATTCGTGCCGCCGGGCTGTCCGGCATCGTCACCGGCACTTTCGCCGTCGTCTTCTGGATCGACTTGCGACCCTTCCGGCTGCTCTGCGTCATTCGACGCCGCGGGAACCGTTACCGCCGGAACCGCAGGCTTGATCACTGCGGCCTTTTCAGGTTTTGCGGGCGCGGCCGTCGCCGCAATGTCCGCCTGCTGCAACCCGCTGTCCACGGGCTTTGCTTGTTCGTCTGGCATTCGCCTGTCTCGGCAATCCGGGCATGCACCCGTGTTGCTGACACAAGCTACTCAAGCCGCACGCCCTACTCTGCGGAAGTTAGAACTGTCCCGGCTGCTGCAACGGCAACACCGCGCGATTCGGCGGCTGCTGGAAGGACGGATCACCGGGCAACGGCGGAATCCGTGCCATATGCTCGGCCAACTCGCGCGCCGTCTTGACGTGCGCATGCGCAGCGTCGGCGAACTCTTTGGCTGCCGTGGCCTGGCTGTGCGCCGCCTCGACTGGCGCGTATTGAACCGATTGCTGGGTCTTGACCTGCGTCTGCATGGCTTCCGCCTGCGCCTTGTGCGCCTGCGCGGTCTTGAGCTGCACGTTGGCCATCAACAGGGGATTCGGCGGGGGCGGCGGTTGCTGCTGTTGCTGCGGAGGCTGATCGCCTTCGGACGGCGGCAACATGCCCTGCTTCACCAGCATCATGCGTGCGGCTTCCTGCACGTCGTCGATGTCCGGTACGTCCAGCGATTTCAGGTAGGCGTATTGCATCAGCGGCTGGAACGGTCCCGGCACCTGCGCCATGTTCGACATGGCCTCGGCGGTTTCCATACGCTGCGTGGTGTAACTCGGTCCGATGTCCGTGGTGATGTCGTACTTGCCCTTGCTCAAGTCGTTGACCATCACGTAGCGCCCAGTCGCCGGGTCTTGTACGGCATGGTTCACCTTGATGATCTTGGCCGCGCCGTCCACGCCCATCAGCCGGATTTCGCGCTCCGTGTCGTAGATTTTCGGGATCAGTTCGTTCAACTGCTCACCGGTGTAGCGCATCGCCTTGGCGAGGTTGTCCATGTAGTTGAAATTCGCGACGGACGACTGCGCGCTGCGGGCGTGGATCGCGACGCCGCTGACTTCGTTCGACTGCGCGCCCATCGCGGACGGGTAGATGTTCGACGTGGCCGAAATGTCGCTGGCGCTGATATCCGCGGCCTGGGCCAATGCCGCCGGAAACGCCGGCGGCGCGACGCGCTGCGGCATGCCGCCGTTCGGATGGTCAGCAAGGTGGTTGTACAGCAACACCGGGCGACGACTAACGCCCAGCGACGCATAATCGTCCTCGTAACCTTCGATGGCTTCCGCCGCCGCCATCAGTGGCATTTTTGGCTGATCGGCGATCACTTCCACCAGCGTGGAGCGTTCGTAGTTGTAGGTCGTCTGCGCATCGCGCATGTAGCGTACTTCACCGCACCAGTACGGCTTGCCGTCGATGCGCGAGAGATTGCCCCACACGATCACGATCGGGATGTTGGTCCCGGCCCACAAGCGCGGCTTTTCCAGCAGTTCCGAACCGGAGGCAATGCACGAATACACCTCGTCGTATTGCACCGTTCGCTTGCGCAAGACGGTTACGCCGGTCTGCGCCAGCAACGGCATCAACGGTTCCGCTTCCGATGCGTTGACCGTCGAGCCATCGGACATCAGCCAGATTTCTTTCTGGGCAGGCACCTTGTACCAATACTCGGCGATGCGAACAGTGCCTTCGCCCCACCAGTCGTTCCAGTCGTAGCCTTCCGAGCCGCGCAGCGAGCCGAAGTCCACCATCTCGGCTTTCGGGTAGCGTTGCCGGAATTCCGAACGCGGCAGGATCGTGTACACGAAGCCGAACCGAGCGTCGCGCCGCTCGAAGGTCGTAGCCGAAGGGTCTAGGGTGACCAGGAACGGGTCATGGAACGGCTCGATCAGTATCTCCTGGTCGAACGCGTCATCGGCTGCCCATTCGGTGTTGATACGCCATGCGCCTTTGCCGCCCTTCACCGCGAAGTCATAGGCGAGGTCATACGCCAGCGCAGCGTTCGACGTGCTCTCGATGTTGCGGATGATCCCCATGCGCAAGTCGGCGTCATCCTCGGTCGCATCCTTGACCGCGCGAATCTTGATCGATGGCCGGTTGTGCTTTTCTTCGTTCGTGATCTGCTGGATTTGCTTGCGCGTGCGGTTGAACTCGTAGCAGGGTCGCCCGCGGCGCTCGTTCTTGGTGTAGTCGTCCCATTGGTAGCCCGGAACGTCGCAAAACTTGATGTCTTGCTGCGCCAGTGTGGTCAGCGAGGAATCCGCATCGAAGCACCACTGCGAGCGCTGGCGCATTTCGGACAGGAATTCATCGTCGGTCTTGCCTTCCGGCAGTCCGAAGGTGGCTTCATCTTCGGGCAGGTCGTCACGCATAGCCGAACTCCGAACGGAAATTGAGCCTTACGCGCTTCGGCTTCTCGCCCGTGGTCGCGTAGCGCAGCATCATCAGCGCATAGCGGCTTGCCGATACGCAGTCGTCGTCGAGCTTCACGATCAGGCCGTTCTTGCGGTGATAGATGCGAAACTCGCGCAGCCAGTTTTCGCAGCACTTCGCGACCTTCCAACGGCCCGTCTGCATGCGATCGATCATGTCCATGATTCCGGCTTCCACGCCATTCGTGCCGTCGTCGAACGTGGCGCGCTCCTTGAGCATGTTGAGTCCTTCGGCGCGGTATTGCTCGGCAATCTGTACGCCGCTGCCCTTGTCGTGTTGCAGGCCGTCATGCGGCCATGCAATCGGGATCGTTGCGCCTTGCCTGCGGAATGCGCTCGCGTGGATCAGCGGCGTGCCTTCGCGCAGGCTGTAGTCGGCGTACACGTAGACGATGTCGTTGTCGCGGTCCCATGCGAGCCACGCGCCAGCCGTCGGGTGATCCCAACCGAAGTCGATACCGGCGATGCGCGGCCATTCGGGCTTGAGCGTCACCTCATCGACCACGATCTGCGATTCCTGCACCGGGAACACACGGCCGCTGCCGAATTGCGGAATGCCCTTGGTGCGTGCGTCGCGCTCGTGCTCGGGATAACTTGCGATGATCTGGGCTCGCTGCTCGGGCGTGTAATGCTCGGCATCGTCCAGCGTCATCGTGACGCACTTGCGCGACCGCGTAGGCTCCATCAGGAACTTGCGCACCACGTTCGACATACCCAGCAGCGGGGTGAACGTCGCAAACAGGATGCCGTTCGTCGCGTTCGTGCGCGTCAGCAATTCGGTATAGATATCCTCGGGCGGCTCTTCGTCCGGCCACACCCAGTTAACCGTTCCGCCCTGGAACTTCTCGCGGCCCGCGTCGTAGGACTTGAACGCAATCACCGAGACGCCGCCTGTGATGTGACGGACCTTGACCAGCGTCGCGGCATCCTTGACGTTCGGGAACTTGGCAATCTCAAGGATCGATTCGCCGGGAATCATGCCCGTTCCGCGCGCCTCGGATGTGCCAAGCAACAGGCGCTGGGCGGCATCACGCGAGACTTCCATCGTCACCGAAGCCACCCAGCCCGCTGTGGGTTGCGTCCAGCGCCGTCCTTGCCACCACTCGGGATAGCGGCCCGATGCGTGCATGGCGGCCTCTGCGGCGGCGCATAGCGTCTTGCCCACCTGATTGCCTGCGATCAACGCCCGCTCGCGAATCGTCGCGCCCAGCGCGTGGAACTCGGCTTGCTTGGGATACGGCGTGTACCGTTCCAGAGCGCGCATGCTCAACCGCCGCGCGTACTCGGCAACATCCGCGTCAAGCTGTTGCAGCACGGCGTTCATTGCGCAACCGCCGTGAGCACGTAAGGCCCAAGCACCGGGAACGTCTCGCCGAAGAAGTACGGCGTATTCATCACGGCGACCGTGAACACTTGCGTGTAGATTTCTCCGTTGTCGAGCGTCGCCTCGCACTTGATCCACGCGAAGCCCTGCAACTGTGCGGTGATATCGACGGCGGCTTCGCGGCGGGCAAACTGCCCCGCGTTGGGAAGGCGCGCGTTCGCCATGCCGACGTAGTACGGCTGCTCGCAGCGCCACGTCACCGAAGCGATCGTGCGCGCTGGGTCAAATGCGCCGTTGAAGTTTGCCACCAGGCAGCGCCTCTCACCACGCACCAGGCGCGAGTGCTGCACGCGGGCACGTTGATAGCCCGACACGTTCGCGCGCGTGACGCGGCCAAGCTCAGTACAGTCGGGAATGGATGGCGGGCTTGAAACCTCAACCTGCGGCGTGTACTGGATCAGGAGCGTCGTCATGATCCGTTACTCCACAACGCCACGGAAGCGCCAACCAACGCTGCAAAAGTGAAGGTGCTTGGCGTGAGCGCCCCCGCCGTTCCAATCGATCCCGATTGCGCAAGAGGGTCAGGAAGTCCGGTCGCCGGAATCAGTCCGTCAACATTGCCGTCCACCGTGGCTTGGGCGGTATTACCACTTGAGATCCCGGGTACGCTTCCGGCCGCGATCTGTGTTTGCCGCGTCGAAACGTTGTACTGCGGCGTAACCGTTAGCGCGAACGTAGCCGCGGAGGCCCAGCTATCGTCAGGCGATGAAAGATAAGCCACGCCGTTCGCGTCCACCGCGATCTGAAGTTCGCCGTAATCATTCCTCCCGGCAAACGTCGGCGAAGAGTCGCCCTTCCCAAGCGTCCCGGTCCACAGAACTTGATCCTCGCTCGGGTCCTTCAATCGGCACGCAACCGTGCACGCGCCGGCGTCGAACATGGACTGCCAAGCGGTCACCTGCCGTCACCAAGCTTGCTTGCATCAAGCCCGACCTTTTCAGCGTTGGCCTTGATGCGCGCCAGAACTTCGGCGTCCGATTCGGTTCGAATGTCAACACCGCCCGAGTGCTCGACGGCTTTCAAGTCAGGGATCGTCTTGCGCAAAACGACTTCGGCGGACTTCACTTGCGCCGCGGTCATTTCGATTTCGCCAAGGGCGTGTTTTTGCAAGCGATCCAGCAAAACACCCGTCTGGATGCGCTCACGCCATTTCTCCCCCATTGGCTCGCGACGATTCGCACCCACGACTCACCCGTGCTTGCCGGTGCGGACGTGGTTGGCGGATGCCGATTCCTGCGCGGAACGCGCGTGCTGGGAACTGGTTCCGAGCACGCGGTTCGCCTTGGCGTCGATCTTGGCCTTGGCCGACCCGCTCAAGTTGCCCGCGTTGTACTGCTGGCTGGCGCGGGCCTTGGCGTTGGCGGCGTGAGCACGATCATTTACAGGATATCGACGATCGGGAAGTGCAAAATCTCTGCTCGGCAGGCTGCTACGCTGTTTTCCGGATAGCTTCATTTGATTTCTCCAAATACCCAATCATTGCCGCCAAGATTCGCGGGTCGTCGTCAAGGAGGCCAAGCACCTTGTTGCATCTATCGCATATCCATCCCCGAAAATGCCCAGCTTTGTGGCAATGATCGAAAACAGTGCGTTCGGGCGTGCCGCATATCTCACACACAGATGCACGTGGCCTTCCAGCTTCCTTGACAAGCCTTTCTTCGCGCCGCGCACGCCAAGCGAGCTGTCTCCTACGATTGCCTTCTGGGTCTGCGCGCCTGCGTGCACGCTGCCTGTCTGCATCTTTCGCTCGCGTCTCCTCCAGATGAGCATCCCTGTATCTACGTTTGATTTCCGCAGCAACATCTGGATGCTTTGCGCGCCAGCGGCGAGCCTCTGCGGCACGCTTTCCCTTGTTCTTGGCGCGCCAAGCTTTGACGTAGGCGTAATTCGATGTCACCAACTTCCTCCGTTTACCGCGAAGGATCACCCAGCGTTGCGCCCTACTCTGCGGGAAGTGGAGTAGGCGCGGTATACCTCACGAT